AATTGTTTTAATCTAACAATTTCTTCTGTTGAAAATTTTTCTTTCAATTTCAACAAATCTTCAATATTCAATTTTGAATTTATTTGTTGTTCATTTTTATTCTTTTTCAAACATTCAAGATATAATTTAGGCAAAAAAGAAACATCATCAAGTGTTGCTGGATACCAACTAATAAAATTTGAACCATCTTCTGCAAAATAATATAAAGCTTCACTTGATTTGAGAAATACAAATTTTCCCCAGTATTCTTGTTTGTAATAACCATTTACATTAGTTAAATCAATTTCATCTACATAAAGTATTTCTTTCATTTTTAACTCCTAATCAAAATAATGATTTCAAATTATTTTGTTTACTCAACAAATCCTCCCTGTTAATAGATTTTACCAAATCTTCAATTACATTATAAAAGGCTTTTTTCCACATTGTTTGTTTGTCAATATATTGTTCTAATTCTGGCAAAGGTAATTTATTTGAAAATGATATAACATAACTTTGTATTGGGTTAGGTTCTTTCAAATATAAAAATTTTATTTTAGCACCATTTTCTAATTTTGGCAAAGGTAAATCATATTTATCAATTAACCTATTATAAACAATACAACCCCTTATATGAATAGGTGTACCTGGTTTGAAACCTTCTGGTTGTGTATATTTTTCAATATCTGTAGCTCCCCTTGGAAATGCTATTTCTGTATATGGTTGTTTCATAAAATCATCATACCATTGTTTGATTTTAGCTTTCAATTGTTCAGGTTGTTTCATTAACAATATTAGGGCTTCTTCAAGGTATTTTTTGACAATTTCAGGTGTTGATGAACGTTTTATTTCAATACCAGTTACTTTTAATTCAGGTTCATTAAAAAACACACCTTCTTCATACAAAGTCAATAAAGCATATTTCTTTTTAGCTTTGTAAATACCATATTTGGCAATTTTTTCAAGTTTCATTTTCATTTTGTTTTCATTAGCATTTACATATTTAGCTAACTTTTTATAACCAACATCAATTACTTTTGGTTGAAGTATATTAAAAGAAAATGTTTCTAATTGTTTAACAATTTGTTCATCAGTCATACTATAACAATGCTTTTCTACATATTCTGACATATTTAAAGCAATTGAATCCGTATCACAATATATAACTTTATTACCTTTATAACCTTTAGCTTTAAATACACTTTCAATATAATTCTCCATATACCTAATAACCCATTGTCCTGACAATGTAATAGCAGTTGCTAACCTAATATCAAAATACCTAAAATATGGGTGAGCATAAGCACCATAAAATGAGTTCAATAATACTTTCAAAGCTAATTGTTTTAGTTTCAATTTTTGAAACTCATTTATCAATTGTTGAATAACTTGTTCATGTTTACCTTGTTTCTTAGCTTCTTCAACTACTTTTTCTTTTTCAAGCATTTGTTGTTTCAATTTTTTTCGTTTTTCATACAAATAACTCATTATTTTTGAAGCAAAACCAATTTTATCTTTTCTAAAACAATAACCATTACCAGCTAATATACAATCTTTTGGCGGTTCAATTTTTTGATATAGTAATTTATCATCAATTTCTGACCAATTAACATCAACATATTGTTGTGGTATTAAAGTTTCTGGTGATATGTTAAACTGCATTATTAAATGTGGGTACAATGAATTCAAATCTTGTGTTATAACCCAATGATAAATACCAGGTTCCGGTTGTTTTACATAAGCACCAGCATATGATTGCCTTTCTGCTTTTTTATTTGGTGGTATTACAATTTGCCTTTTTTGTAGGTAGTTATAAACATATACATCCCATGGTACAAGTGTACCAAGCATATCTTTAAAATTGACTTTTGTCAAATATGACAATGTAATTAATAAATTCAAAAATCCAAAATATTCATCTAATTGTTTCAACAACCTAACATCTTGAATATTGTATTCAAAAAATTTTTGTGGATTTTGTTTGTAAAATTCATTTATATTGTCATATTTTTCATAATCAACTTTTGCTGATTTCAAAAATTTACCAGCCACATAATTCAATGAATAACTTTCTAAATTATAACCCAAATACTTTTTTATCAATTGTACATAATCAATTAATGTGATACCAGGTATGAAGAATTCCTGAACTTTTTTATTATTTTCATTCATCCTTTCTTTTTCATATATAGGCAATTTTAAATAACTCAAATTGTTTTTTGTAAATTCTTCACCTAATACCCTTTTCATTCTGTTTATAACATATGGATCATCATAAGTTTCTGAAAAATAGCCAATAATGAAATCAGGTTTTAATTTATGTATCAATTTAATATAAGCCTTCAATAACCCTTTTTCATTTTTAGCTTGTATATGTTTTATATGTTCTTCAATATTTATTGTATCAAATGGTTTACTGGTTAACAAATAAAAACATTTTGATTTAGTGTCCCAAATTGTTATAGCTACAATTTCACCATATGGATCTTCTGGTTTAGCAAATCCCTTTTCTTGATATACCTCAATATCATAAAACCAAACCCTGAAATCATTTATGTTATATTGTATTTCATCAGGATAATACTGGGCAATAAATTGATATTCTGGGTTGATATAATCATATATAGGATATAACTCAATGTTTTCTTGATAGAACTTTTTAGCATTTTTTATGCCAAATTGTTTCAATTTTACGGGTTTACCAAACAAAGTATGCCAATCTGATTGTTCATCAGTTTCAACAGCTAATGTCATTTGAAAATCAGGTACTTTGTCAATGAACTTTTTGTCATTATCATAATATATATGATATATATCATTACCCCATGGAAATACTTGTATGTAATTCAACTTTATTGCCTCCTATAGCATACCATGAAATATCATTGTTAAGAAAATCAATGATACCAAATAATAATACCATTTTGGTTGTTTATGTGTTAGTTTACAATATAACCAAACTGGAAGGGTTACAGCTAAAAATAAACCAATCAACTCTGCTATTTTGATAACTATAAGCAAAACTATTAGCATAAATGTACTCATACTAACCTCCTTTCAAACACCATTGTTTTAACATTAAACTACCTTTTACACCTTGTATTATATTATCATTTATCAATTTAGTTAAATCAGTTTGTTGTAAATTATATTTCAATATTAATTCATTTATATCTTTGATACCTTTCAAATATTTTGGCCATAAAAATACTTTAAAATCATGTTTTAACGCTTTGTTCATATATTCAATTGTATTTTTGTTATATGGTTCATTATCTAACACAAATACAATGTTGTTTTTGATTTCATTCAAAGGCAAATATAAATTCAATTGTTGTATAGTTATAAAACCACCAAACATAGCTAATGAATTTGGCAAAAACATAGCATCAAAAGTGCCTTCTAAAATGTAAATTGTTTGATTTTTGTTTAATTTATCTAAACCCCATAATTTAATGCTATTTTTCAATTTATGTGTTAAATAACGTGGGTATTTAGTTATTGTTAATGCCCTGGCATTCATATAGGTTAAATTATCATTTTCATCATAAGCAAATATAACAAGCCTTTTATCTTTATTAGTTAAATTCCTGTTTTTTACATAATCAATAAAGGAAGGGTGATAATATAGGTATTTTGTATAATTTTGATATGAGATTTTGCGTTTTTGAAGGTATTTTATAGCTAAATGATTTGATGATAATTTGGTTATATTCTGAAAACTACTGGGTAAAGTTAAATTTGATGATGAATTCACGTCCAAAATCCCATGGTTTTGGACTGTGTGTTTTTCTTCTGAGTGCTACATAACCACAATTATGACAATAAGCAGTTATTTTGTCTAATTGTGGCTCATATAACAAATAAAACCTTCTTTTGTTAGGATTCTTTTTACTGTCACCGCAAATAGGACATCGAGCATTTATTATATTAGGTGAAGGTTGTCGTTTCTTTTCTAATGGTAATTGTTGACATATAAACCATAATTCAAGTACATTATCTTTCAACATTTGTTTCAAAATACCTTTTCAAAATAAACTTGGTTAAAAGCTTTTCTTGTAACCCATAATCACGCCATTCACTTGTTATTGTTTTCACAAAATCATTTATAATAAAAACAACCATATCTTAACTAAATTCTAATATTTTCAAATCATTAATAAAATCATCAATTTCTTGTAATAAACCTGTTGGTAAATCAATCATTTTACCATACCCCTTTACTATATCATAAATTGATTTATTTTAGGTAACAATGTTTTTATATTGTGTTTACGCATGAATTCAATCAACTTTTTATCATCAAAATTCAATTCACCATAGTTTTCATATTCATATATGATTTGTGTTTGTATAGTTTCAGGTATTGTTTCAGGTGATAATTCAATCAATTTTCTATTGCGTTTGTAATTTTGTAAACAACCATGATTTATAACAAAATCATCAATACCATTAGCTAATAACTCTTCTTTCAATTTCTTTGTGATTGGTTTTTGTCTTTTGTTATCTTGTAAAAATATGTTATCTTCTGACAATATATTAGGTATGCCATCACCACTATCACCTTGAACTATATGGTTTATTAAGTATATTTCTGGATTTGGTTCATTTAACCATTTTTCAGCAATAGGGTCATATAATTGAACATTTTTATATTTTAACAATTGTTTGAAATCTTTATCTCTACTCACAATTAATATTTTAGCCTTTTTGTCATATAAGTAAAATGTGAGTGTGCCTATTATATCATCAGCTTCTGCTTTTGGTATTTTGATAAATTTATAAGGCAATATAGGTTTTACATTATCAAGAAAATAGTCAACAGTTTTGTATAATTCTTCAAATTTTACTTTGTCTTTTTCACGTGATAACTTTCTTTTAGCCTTGTAATATTTGAAATAATCATTACGCCATGACCCACTATCAATGGCAAATACAATATCACCATATTCAGGGAATTTGTTTTTTATGTTCAAAATTGTTTTGAACAATAAAAATAAGAAAAAATCATGTTCATTTTCTTCAGGTAGTTTCATTTTGTCACTTTGTTCAATATAAAATGCTGACCAAAATATATTTGAAAAATCAACTAACATAGTGTTATCATATTTAGCTTAGTAATATTCATCAATTCAGGCATTATTTTATAATCATTAAAAACATTTATAACATGTTGTCTATGTATTTTTATCAAATATTCATATTGTTTTATTGTTTTAATATATTTGTAGTAATTACCATTAGTTTTATTATCTAACATACGTTTCAGTTTATTTTCAGCTTCATAAATTAACTTAATTTCTTTATCTAAAGTGTTTTTATTACTACTTTTAAACATTATTAACATCATTTTCACCTTTCAAACTTTTAATAATTTGTTGTATTTCATTTATCTCATTTTCCATCAATTTTATATTAGCTTTCATGTTTTCATATGTAATTAATAACTGTTGTAGGTCTTTTTTCATTTCATTTAACTCAATTTCAATAAATTTTATTGTGTATTCATCATATATTTTTATTGTTGTCAATAACTCTTCATTCATATTATTTAATTCCTGTGCTACTATTTCAAATTCAATATCATAAACTGCTAACTTGTTCAAAAAATTTTCAGTTTGAAACCAATCACCTTTAAATACTTTGTAATACACATTAACCTCCATTTAAGTATTTTACTGATATAAATTTGACATTAATACACTTTCAAATGCTTTCATGAAATTAGTTACACCAAATTCTTTTGCAATATCGCCAAAATATTTATTGAAAATACGTTTTTGTCTCAAATATAAACCTACCCTATCAACTAAAACACTTTTATCTTTATTAGGTTTATATTCAATAGCACCTGTTTTTTGCCTATCATATTTGCTTTTAGCTTGCCTAAATACACTGGCAACAAATTCTTTGTCATAACCTAACTCATTCAAACCTAACTGTTGAACTATTATATCATATAGGGTTTCAATTGATATTATACCATAAGGTTTTGCTATGTTAAATTTAACTAAAGCATCAGCATACTTTTCAAAAAATTTAGCTAATGTTTTTGTATCATTCAAATACTTGTCAGTATTTTCAATAAAATCAAGTTCCATTTTAACAATATTATCAATAACATTCAAATTAAATTTATTCATCTTAAATCTCCCCACATAACACTAAATTCTTGTTTATAAAAATAATCAATAATTTTGCTAATTATTGACATCTCTATACCTTGATTTTTTGAATTACCTTCAATGGTTACTAAATTGTCATCATAAAATATTGAAACAACTATATCAATATTATCACTAAATATGTTTATAATTCTTTTATTTATTTCATTTAATATGGTTATCTTGTAATCATAAACTTGTAAATTACCCGTTTCATAACAAAACATATCATAATCACCACTTAATAACAATTCAATGAAATTAGTTATTTCATAATTACAAGTATATATTTTATCATTTATTTGTATCAATAAAATCATTAAATGGCCTCCACATAATAACCTTGATCGAGCATTATATCTTCAATCATACGCATTATTTCTTGTTCAGTACCTTCATTGAACAATGGTTCAATTTTAACAGTTTTATTTTTGAAATCAATTATAACATTAACAGAACATGATAATAGGTTGTTTTCAATACACAATGTTTGTTTATTTTTGCCTTTATTGACAAATATTGCCCATTCATATTTATAATAATCATCAGTTTTATTAAATTCATAATTTTTACAATAACAAATATCAAATTCATCAACAGATTTATTTGCTACAATTTCTTCAAGTAAC